GGTGTGTTTGTTGATCGCGTGAAGTCGGCAGCGTTTGCTACAGTGGCGGGCACAAGTGGCGGCGGTGGCGCAAGCGCCTCCGAAATCGCGGCTGCTGTGCGCGCAGCATTGGTGCTAGAACTATCGCGTCTCGATGTCAATGTTTCAAGTAGATCAACTATTGCAGACGTTGCTGCCTTTGCGTCTTGATGTAGCCATTGCGAAATATTACCGCAGCAAATAAAAGGGCTATCGCATAAACAATCCCCTCAATAACCGAGGAAAGCCTTATGCGACCCTGCTTTGCATTTTCAAACTCCGCACCAGCGGATGACACGCCAGCCAATCTGTCAATCTATGATGAGATTGGCTTTTGGGGCGTTCAAGCGTCAGATTTTCGCGCTGCACTTAGCGCAGTGACTGCTAAAACCATCAATGTTGAAATCAACTCACCTGGCGGCGATGTGTCGCACGGCTTGGCCATCTACAACATGCTGCGTGCCTCTGGTAAAGAGATCGTAGTCAAGGTCATGGGTGTTGCTGCAAGTGCTGCAAGTCTGATTGCCATGGCAGGTGATTCAATCATCATGCCTAAGAACACATTCCTGATGGTTCACAACCCGTGGCAATACGCCGCTGGTAACGCCACTGAGCTGCGCGACATTGCAGATACCCTGGACAAAATAGGTGAGAGCTTATTAGCAACGTATGTCGCTCGCACGGGCATGGACGAGGCGCAAATGCGTGAACTGTTGTCTAAAGACACTTGGCTGACTGCAGAGGAATCTCTAGCAATGGGTTTCGCCACTGAGGTCATCGACGAGATCAAGGCCAAAGCGTCGTTCGACATGAACCGCGCTGAGCTACCTGCCAACGTGCTGGCAGCGATGGCGCTGTCTGCGGCACCTGAAGCTGACCCTGAGCCTGTTGTCACAAAACCTGCCGCAACTGCTGAAATCTCTACACAGATACACGCTGCTGTGGTCGAAGCGGGGCTTGACACATTTGCACCGCAGTGGGCCATTACATGCCTCTCTGTCGAAGACGCGCAAACCAAAATTACAAACGCTCGAACTGTTCGTGCGCTTTGCGGTTTTGCCAAGGTTGACGAGAAGGCAGATGACTTCATCAAAGCGGGCACGTCAATCTCGGACGTTCGTGCAACTCTGATCGCCGCCTTCGTCGCAGAAGATGAAAAGACCGTTGTGGATACGACGACAAACAAATCGAATACTCAGGTGGCCAATTCAAGTGCGAAGCCCGTGGTCAGCCCTGAGACAGCATGGGCTTCGCATAACAAAGGAAAAGGACAGTCAAAATGACAATTCTAAACTCAAGCCCCAAAGTAGCAGACATCATTTTGTCTGAAGCCAATGGCCAAAAAAGCCGTGAAAACGCGACCGTTACGATGGTGCTCAATGTAGCACTGAAGTCGGGCACCGTGTTAACAAAATCAGGCACCAAGTATGTCAAGTACGCAGGTGGTGCAACTGCTGCTGATGCCGTGCTGGTGACCGACTTGCCTGCGCAAGCTGCTGGCGACGTGAAGGCTCTCGTGATCGCACGTGACGCTGAAGTCAACGCTGCCGGATTGGTTTTGTCTGATGCAAACGCTGTTACCAAGCTCGCGTTAAGCGGCATCATTGTTCGCGCTCAAACCGGTTTATCCGGCACTTATTAACAACTGCTGGACCAACTAGGAGAAACACAACATGGCAACACTTGATATTTTTAACAACGACGCATTCAGCGTAAGCAGCTTATCTCAGACAATCGTTGACATCCCGCAGGTTCAAACAATCTTGGGTTCCAGCGGCTTGTTCAAAGAATATGGTATCACCACCACCAGCATGATGATCGAGCGTCAAGGTTCGTCTTTGCGCTTGGTTCCAACAGCACCTCGCGGTGGCGTGGGTCAACCTGTGTCTTTGGGTGGACGTTCGCTGATCCCTGTGGCTGCTGTGCATTTACCACAAACCGGATCAGTGATGGCCGACGAAGTGCAAGGTGTTCGCGCCTTCGGTTCTGAGACTGAAGTGCAAAGCGTGATGTCCGTTGTCAAGCAAAAACTTGCTGTGGCAAAAGGCAACTTGGACTTGACACTTGAGTATCACCGTATCGGTGCTGTCAAGGGTTTGATTTTGGATGCTGACGGTACAAGCCCTGTCATGGACATGTACGCGACTTTCAACGTGGCTCAGCAGACCAAAAACTTTATCTTGGGCATCGCAGGTACCCGTGTTAAAGACAAGATTGCCGACATCAAGCGCATGATTCGCACCAAGCTGGGCGGTCGTTCATTCACGGGTGTTGAAGTCTTGTGTTCAGCCCAATTCTTCGACGACCTGACCCGCCATGCGACCATCGAGAAGGCATTTGAGTTATACAACCAAAACTCATACGCACGCGACGATGCTCGTGGTACAGCGTTTACCTTTGCAGGTGTGACGTTCCGCGAATACCTCGGTGGTGTCGGTGCTGTCGATTTTATCGCTGCAGGTGAGGCGTACGCCTACCCAACAGGTGTCGCAGGCCTGTTCCAAACTGCCTATGCCCCTGCTCCGTACATGGAAACCGTTAATACGACAGGTCTACCATACTACGCCAAACAAGAGGCGATGTCTTTCAACAAAGGTATCGAACTTGAGTCACAGTCCAACCCAATCAATTTCTGCTCATTGCCAGAAACTGTTGTGAAGTGCTTGGCTGCGTAAGTCGACATGCTTGCTGTTTTTCAGCGCATGACAGATAGCGTCTTTGCCCACCTGGGTGAAGACGCTATTTTGCGAGGCAACGTACCCTGCCGCGTGAACATCCAACATGGTGTTCAGGTGATAGGGCATGATGACAACGTAGTTGTCGAAAAGACGGTGGCCACCATTGGCTCAGAACACGATCCCAAGGTCGGTGACACGTTTGTGCATACAGAAGGCACCTTCAAACTGGACGCAACGTTCAGAAACAACGGTTTCAGCCGCAGGTTCATAATTCTCAAGATTGCGTGACGGTGCCACATGGCTACTAGCGCATTTAGCATCAAGATTGATGTTTCTAAGGTCGAAGGGCTTGCTGATACACTCGGTAAGCTGACTCCCGAAAATATCGGTGAAATTACCGTAAATGCTATTAATTCGGTAGCAGACAAGACATACGATATATCGCGTAAAACAATTTTACGCGGTGTAAATCTGACTGACGGTTATGTGCAAAGGCGCATGGTTGTTGAGTACGCGACCAAACAAAATCCTGAAGCTGCAATTATTGCTTTTGGCGGCAAACCGTTTCTGACAAGCTTGTCGCACTACGGTGCAATCCAAGAAACTCAAGATGTCACTTGGACAAACGAGAGAATATTGGCAGACGGGCACAAGTTCGGCAAAAAGTGGCCAGCTTGGATCCGACGCACTGGCGACGCAGCACGTGGTATCGCTGTGGGTGAAAAAACAGCAGGTGTATCTGTCAATGTAACATCGCGCAAGCAACTGAAAACAGGTAAGGCCATTATCATTCCGGGTATAAAAGACCGTGATGGCAACGGCTTGGTGTTTAAACGCGTTGGCGGCAGCGGGCGCAAGGATAGCAAATTACAGGCATTGACTGGACCATCTGTCTATCAGATGTTTAGGACAGCTATCCCGTTGATCCAAGACGATGCTTTTGACAATCTTGAGCGCGAAGTCACTGATGCTGCTGTGGCAATATTTGAGAAAGAATTAACATGAGCAATTTCAACACTAGCGGTGCAATTTCCAGCGAACTCGCTACACGCCTACGCGCCATACTATTGACCAACGGCAGTGAGACAAACATTGGGCGCGACTTGATGCTGGGTTCGCGCAAAATACCAGGTGATGACCGACCCCCGTGCATGATTCTTATTGAGGGTAACGATGACCCCGTGGACACACCTGGTCGCATCCCCCAAGTGTTGATTTCACAAAATTACATGATTGACGGATTTGATGTCTGCGATGCTGATAACCCGAATACTAAAGCACTAGCTATGATTCGTGACATAAAGCGTGCTATTTTCAAAGATGGCGCAACCTTGGGTGGGGCAGTTAAAAGGGTATCTTACCTTGGTCGTGATATTGGTCCACGACCTGACGGCGTGGCGATGGTACAGGCGCGCGTGATGATCAGCGTGGAGTATGTAGAAGACTTAGCCAACCCTTAGCCAACCCTTAGCCAACCCTTAGCCCGAAATTCTACCGCAGCATACAAACTGGTGTTCCCGAAGAAACTGAGGCTTTACAACCCTAATTCGCCGTTTGTGCGGCAACTTTGAAGGAGAATACAAATGTCTGAAGCACGCGGTTTTTTAGGCGCAGGTGATATTTACATTGAGCGATTTGTTGCTGGCGTATCACAAGGCTTAGCAGGACCATATTTTGCGGGTAAATTTGAGATCAAACCCAACGTCGATAAGAAAGAATTGACGAGTAAAGGTCGTGACAGTTATGGACAAGTTCTCGAATCTGTAACGTTGCAGAAGCCTGCAGGCTTCACCATGGAGCTGAACGAGGTTAACAAAGAATCCATGGTCATGGCACTTTTGGGCACCGAGTCGGCATTGTCACAAACAAGCGGTTCATTAACTGCTGTTCCGGTGACTGTCAAACTGGATCGTTGGGTATCGGTCACAAAAGAGAACTTGACAGGTACGCAGACCGTTACGCACACGTCAAATGCACCGACGTATGTCAAGGGCGTTGACTACGAGATCAACGCGCAATTAGGTTTGATAAAAGCTTTGCCGGGCGGCGCAATTGCTGATGCGGCAAGTGTCAAGGTCACATCGACGTATGCTGCCGTATCTGGCGTACTCATCAGTGGTGCTACTAACGGTGACATTCGCGCCAAGTTGATTTTTGATGGTAAGAATCAGGCTGACGGTCGCCCCGTCATCGTGACTGTTTGGGAAGCCATCATCGCAGCCGACTCAGCATTTGATTTCTTGGGTAGCGACTTCAACACGGTGAATTTGCCAGGTACCATGAAGACACCCACAGGTAAGACTGAGCCCTTCACTGTTGCACTGCGCTCAGCATAACCAGTAACCTTTGTCTATGCCATTGACTTGGCAAAAACTTAGGACAAACCCGCCACGCCGTTTAAAGCATGGCGGGTTTTTTTATTTAGGAATCACACATGGCAACCAGTAATTCACGTGACGTAAAGATGACCCTGAGCGTCGAGACGCTTGGTGCCGACGAGATAAAAGCACTACAAAACAGCGTTGCTTCGCTGGCCAAAGAAGGTGGCGACGCGGCACCTGAGTTCCAGCAGCTATCGGACGAAATTGAACAACTCGGTAAACAGGCAGGGGCACTCGTAGGTTTCCAAGAGTTATCTGTACAGACTGCTCAACTTGCTGTCAACCAGAAGGCTGCTGCGGATGCGTCGTCCGAGCTAAAAACCAAGTGGGAACTTTTAGGTCAGACAACTGAGCAGCTACGCACCTCGCAACGTGCAATTTCAGAAGAACTGGCACAGGCCAAGTTGCGGGCAAACGGCTTGCGCGATGAGTTGGCAACGCTCAGCGCAACTACGGATCGTGCAGCAAAGAGTGAGCAGGAGTACATAGCGGCTTCACAGCGTCTGAAACTTGCAAAAATTGAACAGCGCGCTGAGGTTGAGAGGCTTTCAGCTACGCTCTCCGCAGCAAACGTAGCGCTCACCGAGTCTGAGCAAGCTGAGGCTCGCTTAGAGCGTGCCCAACGTAGAACTGCGAGCGCTGTAGCTGCATCGACCGCTGCTGTTGACCGAAACGCGCAAGCTGTTCGGACTGCAGCAGATGCCGCAAAGTCTTTGGGCGTAGACATTGAAGACGTTGCTGCTGCACAAGCGAAGCTGACCCGCGACTTGAATAGTGCGGGGCGATCAGCACAAGAGTTCGCTGCTAATATTGAGCGAGCCAAGGTGTCAGGTAAGACTTGGTTAGCCGAGCTTGAACAAGAGGAACGACAACTCAAGCAGACAGCTGAATCGGCCACGCAAGCGGGTAAAAAAATAAGCGATGCGTTCGGTACACTTGGCATTCGCAGTGCTGAGCAACTTCGGTCTGAAATTGCTCAGGTTCGAGTTGCCATGGATACCGTGCGCAGTTCTGCTGCGCAGTCCGGTGCGTCTATTGCAGGTGCATTCACAGCGGGTCAAGCTAAGATCAAGTCGCTTGAGCGCGAACTGCGGCAAGTTGAGGGAGCATTGACTAGCGGTGACAAGGCATCAACCTTGTTCAAAAACTCACTTGGACAAATCGCGGCAGGAAATCTTGTTGCTGACGGCGTTGGTTACTTGGTCAATAAGGTTAAAGAACTGGGTGCAGCATTTATTGGCACCATTGTTCAAACTGAGCAGTTGCGAAAAGGTTTAAATGCGGTCTACAAAGACACAACTGTTGCAGGTGCGCAGTTTGACTTTCTCAAGAAAACAGCAGACACCGCTGGTATTTCTGTCAGTAATATTTCACAGTCATTCTTGAAGTTTTCGGCGGCCACAAAGTCGTCTGGCATTTCACTGGATGAGAGCAACAAGCTTTTTGCAGCGGTGACACGTGCGACCAGTTCATTGGGCCTGGGTGCTGACGCAGCAGGCGGTGCCCTTGACGCATTGGGACAGATCGCGTCCAAGGGTGTGGTCAGCATGGAGGAACTGCGCCAGCAGTTGGGAGATCGTGTCCCAGGTGCTTTGAGTCTGACTGCGCAAGGCTTGGGTATCACTGAGGCACAATTAAACAAGCTTGTGGAAAGCGGTGGACTGGCTGCACGCGACTTTTTCCCAGCCTTCACCAAAGGGCTAGATACATTAAAAGGCTCGACTGAGGGACTGCTGCCCGCATGGGAGCGATTAAAAAACGCCTTTACACAGACGGCACAGGGCGCTGGCGACTCTGGCTGGACGCAAATATTGTCAGCAGGTTTAAAAGGGCTTGCAGTTGTTGTAGGTGCCGTGGTGGTTCCGTTATCGGCTTTGAGCGAAGGTGTTTTGTTCTTAGCCCGTGCAGCAGGTACATTGGCAGCAGCCGTTGTTACGATGACAAACCCTCTTGAGGATATATCTAAAATGGCGTCAGATGTGGGTGCTCGCATGGATAAGCTCAGCGCATCGTTCCAATCTGCAATTGGCATTGTCCCTGAAGCTACCGCCGCTGCAAATACGAATAGTGCAGCACTTCGCGCAACCGCGCTAGCGGCAGTGTCAGCTGCAAATGGTGTTAACGAGACTGCCAAAGCCCAGCAAGTGCAAGCGTTCGCATCAAAGCTGGCATCCGACTCGACGTTTGACCACAGCCAAAAGATCGTCCAACTCAACACCTTCATCAGTGAACTTTTGTCCACCCAAACCAAGCAGATTGAGGCTTCTGGCAAGATGGTTGCCGCATCCAAGATCGAGGGTGACACCTTGGTTCAGTTGGCAGAGTTGCGCGACAGTGAGATCGGCACACTGAACGCCCGTGTACAAGCATCCGAACTGCTCGTTGCCTCCACCGCCAAGTCTGCCGAGGCGCACCGTGCTGAGACTGAAATATTGGTTTTGCAAAAAGCGGAGATTGAGAAAAACGCAGTTGCGCGCGGGCTGACAACCGAGCAAATCAAAGCTGAAATTGAGGCACTTGATAAAAAAATCATCACCAGCACTGCTGAAACTGAGCAGTCAAAGCTTGCGGCACAAGCTGCTATTCAAGATCGAGACGCACGGTTGCAGGCGTCTGAGGTGTACAAAGATAATGCTAAAAATGTCGAACTCTATCGCACAAAACTGGCAGATACAAATGTGACTCTTGCAGAGTACCAACGAGAAGCCAATCGAGGTTTGCGCACTCAGGAGCAGGTCAATACCGTTAAGCGTGATGCAGCTCGAATTGAAGGTTTGCTAAAAGACGCACTAGAGGACAATATTCGTCTGATTGAGCGAGAGTCACGACTGAAGCAGACAAACTTGGGTATTACTCAGGCAACGTTAAATGTGCAACAACGTCACTTTGAGGTTATGGCGCAGCAAGCGAAGGCATCTGGTGACTATGTTGCTGCCCTTGAGTTTGAAATAAAGGCGAAGCAAGCACAGATTGAGTCAATAAAAGTCGGCTTGAAAATAAAGGAACTGGAGGCCCAGGCTGATCTTGCGACTATTGAGGTCAAGAAGCAAGAAATCGCACTTGATGATCCACTGCGCGCAGCAAAATTACAGGAACTGGAAATCCGAACACAGCTTGTAAAGATAAAGCAGATTGAAGCGGGCGCGTCGCTTGAGGCTGTCAAAGGTATTGAGGCAGAAATAAAGGCACTTGATAAACTAAAAACCACACAAGCGGCTTCAGGTGGTGGTTCAGGTGGTGGTTCAGGTGGTGGTTCAGGTGGTGGTTCTGCGAGCAACCCGAGCGCAAGTTCGGGGGGTGGCTCGAATAACAACTCTGGTTCTGCTGGCGGCAGTTCAGGTGGTGCTGCCGGCGGTGGGCCGACTAGCGGCGATCTCGCATTGCGGAAACTTTTAGACGACAAGTACGGTAGGCCAAGTGGGGGCGGTTCTGGTATACAGGGCGGTGCAATTCTCGACAATGCTAATCTCTTTAAAGTTTTGGATGCTTTGAAGCGAGGTAACGATCTGTCAGAGTTTGACAATGCAACTCTGGGTGCGGTGCTAACTGATCTGCGTCAAAATCAACGTCAACATGAGGCTACGTTGAGATTAGACCCCTCTTACGCAACACCCGAAGCCAATCGGCAAATGCAGGAGTTCAACGCAGTCGCCAACCGCATTGCGTCATTTTTGAGTGCTGCAAAGGTGGGGGGCAACCCCAGTGGGCCGAATGCGCCCTCTGCGACCAGTTCGCCCCCTGCTTCTGGCGCAAGAGTCGTAAACATTCGAGTTGGCGACAACAATTACCCTGTGAACACTGATTCAAAGAGCGCCGAGAATTTGATCAAGGCGTTTAAACAAAGCGCTCGTTCCGCTGGACGATAAAAAGGAAAAATATGAGCACAACTTTGACATACACTGGAACAACTGTGACTTTGCCCGACGACATGATTTGGTCAGATGAGTACGACTGGCATCCTGTTGTCCAGTCGAGTGAGTTCACAACCAAAGGGTCGTTGTTGATTGAATCTGCGGTTAAACAGGCTGGGCGACCCATTTCACTGAATAACACCGAAGATCAGGCTTGGGTTACAAAATCAGCGTGCGATCAGATAAAAGTGTGGGCAAGCTTGCCAGGTATCGTACTCACACTTATTTATCGAGGTGTGACGCACACAGTGATGTTTGACCACGAAAAAACCGCATTTGAGGCGACCCCGTTAGTGTTTTACCGAGAGGCTGTCAGTGGTGACTTTTACATCGTAAATATAAGGTTTATTGAAATTTGACGAAATACTACCGCAGCAGGTGATTTCAGGTCGCGTGAAGAATGTCCTCAATAAACGAGGATCACCTCATGCGACCTAATTATGCCAATTACATCAGACAACATCAAAATCTTAGCCGCTGAGCGCAACACCGACAACCCAGATGGCGGTGGGCGGTTGACAGGTAATGTGCTGCAAAGTGGGGTTGACAACAACTTGTTTGACGATGTAGACCCACTCAGCCGTGTGACGGGTAATGTGCAGCTACGCAAGTTTGGCGCGGCTGTGGTGGCTGCGGGTGTGGATAAGTACATGGGTGCGCGGCTGATGATTGCCAAACCGCCTGTGGACACTAAAGTGCATGCGCTGCTGTTTTCACCGCAATACCCGGATGACACGCGGGTGGATGCGGTGCAAAAAATGTCGTCTTTTTTGGCACCTGGCGGTACTTACCCAGGCTTGCTGTACGGCAACCATTTGGCGGGTATGAATGCTGCGATCTTTTTACAACGGGTCGAAGTTACGCCGCCCGTAACGGGCGATGTGCTGTATTTGATCAAAGACGAGGGTTTGCTGACTGAGGTTGGCCAGTTTGTGCAGATCGGCAGCGTCACCATTGTGCAGCGTACTTTTACGTGGGAGGGTGGTGATTTCACGCGCAACCAAGTTACTTGTGGTTTGTCTACACCTTTGACGGTTGATTTTGATGGGTTTGAGGCCGTGCGCCTAGATTCAAGCATCAATTACACGGGCAAAACAAAAATCCGTGAAACCGTGGTAGCTGACGCTGCGCAGTATTTTGGCACTACCAAGCTTGCAGTGGCTGCCACGGCGGGCGATTTGTCTATCAAAGCGGCGTCGATTTTTGAGCAACTGCTGCCTAGCAGCCAAGTTGAAACAGTGCTATTGAACCGCGACCCGACGCCACCAGCCAACCTGCGCATTGGCGCAGACGTGGCGGTTGCGTTTACGCCGCCCGCTACATGGACCAGTGCTACCAATTTGCAACTGCCGGGTGCTTGCTACCCGACATCGTTTTCAGTCACCACCAGCGCTGGCGTGGTAACAGACCTTGCGGGTAAGCTGCGCCTGGCGGGTGCAGATGTTGGGGCAATTGACTATGACGCGGGCATTGCTACGCTGCTGGCGGGGGTGAGTTTAAGCGCCACGGCGGGCAGCTACAAGCCAGCCGGCACGGCGGTGCGTGCGCCGCAAGCCAGTGGCTTGGAGGTGACGATCAACAACCGCGCCTTGAACTATGCGGTGTTTTTAGACCCGTCACCCATGCCAGGTTCGGTGTCGGTGTCATACATGGCTAATGGCCGCTGGTATGTGCTGAGTGACGACGGCGGTGGCGGCTTGCGCGGCAACAGTGTTGAAGTTGGTGCGGGGCAGGTGAACTATGCGGGCGGGTTTTTGAGTGTGTCGCTCGGTGCGTTGCCTGATGTTGGCTCGCACGTCATGGTGTCATGGGGTTGTGCGACGCAAGAAACGCAGTGGCCTAGTGCGGTATTGAAAGCCGAGCAAACCATCACCATTGCCGGTGCTGACGCTTTGACGCCCGGTTCTATCACCATCACATGGCCCAACCCTGCGGGCGGTGGTAATTTAACGGCGACTGACGCTAGCGGCGTATTAACGGGTGCGGCCACGGGCAAAGTAAGCTACGCACGGCGCGAAATTGTGTTTGCGCCCAACACCATGCCTGCTGTGGGTGC